AAGGCAGGAAGCCAAGGTAAAGGACAAGCAGGAAAGGCGGGTATGGATTGATTCCCAGACAGAAGAAGAGATTCTTAAAGGTATTAATACCGCTAAAGATATATCAGAATATGATAATCTAAGTGATGCTGCATACTTAAGAGCAAAAGAAGATTATCTTATGGGTATCAATTTTTCGAGGGTTCTTACATTAAAATATGGAAGAAATATTGCCAATTATCTTCATCTTGACAGGGCAGTTGTGTCTGTTGGGCGTGTTATGACCTGTGTTCTGGGAATGGTTGTAAGAAGGGAAAGAGAGATAAGAAGCTTTGTCAAGACACCATTCTACAGGGTTATTGGAACAGCGGATATTAATGATCATACATTTGATGCCGAGTGGAGAGTGTGTGAGGCAAGCAGATATTATAATACACCATATCTATATAAGGATAATGGGTTTAAGGATAAGGATAAAGCAAGGGAGCTTGTGGATATTTTATCAGAACCACTCCCTGCAGAGGGCGTTGTAAAGGAAGCTTCAAGGAAAAAGGAAACAAAAAATCCTCCGTTATTGTATAATCTTGCAGAAATACAGAACGAATGTAGTAAATTATTCAAGATAAGTCCTGACCAGACACTTAATATAATTCAGGAGTTATATGAAAAAAAGCTTGTTACATATCCAAGAACAGATGCGAGAGTGCTATCAACTGCTGTCTGTAAGGAAATATACAAGAATATAGGAGGCCTAAGAAATTATGCACCAGCCAGAGAGTATGCACAGCAGATATTAGATAGTAATATGTACAAAGGAATTGAGAAGACGAGGTATTGCAATGATAAAGCAATAACTGACCATTATGCCATTATTCCTACAGGACAGGGATTTGGAAGTTTATCATCGTTATCATCAACTGCACAGAAGACATATGAGATAATTGTCAGAAGATTTCTGAGCATATTCTATCCAGCGGCTATATACCAGAAGGTGAGCATTACCTCAGTTGTAAAAGATGAACAGCTTTATGCTACATTTAAAGTGCTTGTAGACGAGGGCTACCTTAAGGTTGCGAAGAATTCATTCGGAAAGAATAAGATGGCAGATACAGATAAAAATCAGGATGAGCAGGAAAATGCAGATACATCACTGATAGAAAGTCTTAAAAGCTTAAAAAAGGGTTCGCCGATATCATTTAAGGAATTTAATATAAAGGAAGGTGAAACATCGCCACCTAAGCGTTACAATTCGGGTTCAATTATTCTTGCTATGGAAAATGCAGGGCAGTTAATAGAAGATGAAGAATTGAGGGCACAGATAAAGGGTAGTGGAATTGGTACGAGTGCAACAAGAGCAGAGATACTTAAAAAGCTTAACTCCAACCAATACATTTTTACTAATACCAAGACCCAGATAATAACACCTACCCTGCTTGGTGAAATAATATATGATGTTGTCGATAATTCTATTAAGCAGTTGTTAAATCCTGAACTTACAGCAAGCTGGGAAAAGGGGCTTACATATGTTGCTGAGGGAAGTATAACCGCCGACGAATATGTGCAGAAGCTGTCAGGCTTTGTTGGAAGAAGAACATTAGCGGTTAAAGACCTGCGTAATCAGGCACAGCTTGTTACGTTATTTAATGAGACCGCAAAAAATTATAAATAAGGAGGAAAGTTATGAACGAACAGATTACAATCAAAGAGTTGTTTAGTCTTGATAAGACTATAGCCGCAGGAATATTTGAAGGTGCTGTGTATCCTTGGGAGGTATTATCAAAGATTGGTGATTATATTGTTGGACTTGGTAATTCACTTCCACAAAAGGAATATTATAAGAGAGGTGATAACATATGGATACATAAGGAAGCAACAGTATTTGACTCGGCGTATATAGCAGGTCCTGCTATTATATGCAAAGGTGCAGAAGTAAGGCATTGTGCATTTATAAGAGGAAAGGCTGTTGTAGGAGAAAATGCAGTCGTTGGTAATTCAACAGAGTTAAAAAATGTCATATTGTTCGATAATGTGCAGGTTCCTCATTATAATTACGTGGGAGATTCAATATTAGGCTATAAGGCACATATGGGTGCAGGTTCAATTACATCTAATGTAAAGTCTGACAAGAAGCTTATTACAATAAAAGGACCAGATGGAAATATAGACACTGGAATTAAGAAAATAGGAGCATTTCTTGGTGATAATGTTGAGATAGGATGTGGCAGTGTACTTAATCCAGGTACTATAATTGGAAGGAATAGTAATATATATCCGCTTTCAAGTGTCAGAGGTTGTATTAAATCGGGTTCAATCTATAAAAATAGGGCTGAAGTGGTTGAAAAATATTAAGAGTATATGTTATTATGTCCAAAGTATAAATGTGAACACAATGTGAACATTTATAAAATAATAAAAAAATAAGGTGAGGTAAAGATATGAAAGCTTTTAAGGGAATTGGTTCTCAATTGGTATTATCGTTTGCCGTTGCAGTATGCGTTGCAATAATTCTTGTATCGCTTGGTTCTATCAGGATAACTAAGACATCGATAAATGCAAACACAGAAGTGACAAGTGAGCAGACATTGGATAATGTTCAAGAGGGATTTACAACATATTTAAAGACTCTGTCACAGCCAGTCGACCTTCTTACACGTAAGAATGAGATTAAGCATTTGGAAGATCAGGGGGAGCTTGATGATAATGTTAAGGCAATAAAAGATTCATTAGTTGCATCTGTTAAGGTAACTAATGGAGCAGAACTTGCTTTCTTTACAACTAAAACAGGTTTAAGAGTTGATGGATGGGCAGAGATTAACCCAGAGACAGGTAAGACAGCTAATAAGGGAGGTCTTACAAGAGGTGTTAACGATACAAGCAAGAGCTGGTATCAGAACTGTATAGGCTCTAAGGCAAGAAATACTATATATTCACAGTTCTCAGATCCATATGTAGATTCATCATCAGGAAAGACTATATTCACAGTTTCACAGGAAATTAAATATACAGATGGTGCTAACTATGGTGCCGTAGGGCTTAATATTGATTTCGCAGAAGTTGAGGATTATGTAAAAAATATAGGACTTCTTAATACAGGATATGTAATACTTGTTAATAAAGATGGAAAGATTCTTGTAGATAATGATAAGAATACTAATGTCCAGGATAATGTAACATCGCTTGAGTGCTGGAATACAATTAAGAATCTTTCGGAAGACCAGTATGACACAACATTTTCTTTTGATGAAAAGATTAATGGGGAGTCAGTACATATTGTAACTTCAAAGGATGCTGTTACAGGCTGGACACTTATGGGATTTATCAGTGAATCAGAGACACAGGCAGTTGTTAATAAGATTGCACAGACAACAATTGAACTTGCTATTATTGCACTTATAATTGGTATTGTTATAGCTTTAATTATAACAAGAGCGGTTACTAAGGAACTTAAGACACTTAATAATGCTATGAATATGATGGCTAATGGTAAGCTTACATATAGAATTAATGTAAAGAGCAAGAATGAGCTTGGTCAGGCAGAGGCTAACTACAATGTTATGGCAGACCAGATATCATCACTTATTAAGGGTGTTGAAGAAAAGTCTGGTGTACTTATAACTGCTTCACAGAAGATTTCAAATGTAAGTGAATCAACAACAGAGACAGTGAATCAGGTATCAGAGGCTATCCAGAGCGTATCAATCGGAGCTTCAGGACAGGCAGAGAGTACACAGAAGGCAACTTCTGAGGTTGAATTACTTGCTTCTAAGCTTCACGAAACAAAGGCTTATGTAAGTGATATTAATGATATGTCAGTTGAAACTAAGCAGCTTAGTGATCAGGGTCTTACAATTGTTGATGATCTTATTGAAAAGGGCGAAAAGTCAAAGGATAATTCAAGATTTTCTAAGAACGTAGTTAATGAGATGATTGAAAGTATCAATAAGATTAATTTCATATCAGATGCTATTACTGAGATCACAGAACAGACTAACTTGCTTTCTCTTAATGCAAGTATTGAAGCTGCAAGAGCAGGTGAGAGTGGAAGAGGTTTTGCAGTAGTTGCTGACGAGATCAGAAAGCTTGCAGAACAGTCACAGTCATCTACAGATGAGATTAAGCAGATTGTTAAGGAAATAAGTGCTAAATCAGTAGTTGCAGAAAAGACTATGGACGAAAGCGTTGATATAATTGATGAACAGAATAAGTCAATTAATGATGCCAAAGAATTATTTGGACATATATCAGATGCTGTCAATGCATTAAAGGAAGGTCTTGATAATATAGCCTCTCTTAATGAGCAGATGGATGCAAGCCGTGAAAATGTTGTTAAGAGTATGGAAGACGTAGCTTCTGTATCTACAGAAACAGCAGCTGCTTCAGAAGAAGTATCTGCATCGGCAGAAGAAGTTAATGCAACTATGCATACACTTAACCAGTTTACAGTTGAACTTGATGAAATTGCTACTCATTTAACAGAAGCAATTAACAGATTTGAGCTTTAATTACATTTTCCGATAAATTTTGATATTTTTTACACAATCATAATTGACTTACGCAGTATGATGTGAGAAAATAATGCAAGGATAAAGGGGTTCGGTTATGTCCGGATCCCTTATATAACGAAAGGAGTAATAAGATGATTTATACACAGGAAGTTGAAAACATGTGTCCAGTAGCACAGGGCGTTCATCATGGCGCTGCTCCAGTTCCTACAGAAGGAAAGTGGGTACAGAATAAGGAAGTTAAGAATATTTCAGGTTTTACACATGGTGTTGGCTGGTGTGCTCCTCAGCAGGGTGCATGTAAGCTTACATTAAATGTTAAGGAAGGTATTATTCAGGAAGCTTTAGTTGAAACAATCGGATGTTCAGGTATGACACATTCAGCAGCTATGGCCGCTGAAATCTTACCAGGCTTAACAGTTATGGAAGCTTTAAATACAGACTTAGTATGTGATGCTATTAATACAGCTATGAGAGAATTATTCTTACAGATTGTATATGGCAGAACACAGAGTGCTTTCTCAGAAGGCGGTTTAGCAGTTGGTGCTGGTCTTGAGGATCTTGGTAAGGGACTTCGTTCACAGGTTGGTACTATGTATGGTACTCTTGCAAAGGGACCACGTTACTTAGAGATGGCAGAGGGATATGTAACAGGTATCGCTCTTGATAAGGATGATCAGATTATTGGTTATAAGTTCGTTAACCTTGGTAAGATGACAGACTTCATTAAGAAGGGTGATGATCCTAACACAGCATATGAGAAGGCAGCTGGACAGTATGGCCGTGTTGCTGATGCAGTTAAGATTATTGATCCTAGAACAGATGAAGAGGTTAAGTAAGGAGGACGAATATAATGGCATTATTTGAATCATATGAGAGAAGAATTGACCAGATCAACGCTGTGCTTAACAGCTATGGTATCTCATCTATAGAAGAAGCTGAGAAGATTACTAAAGATGCTGGTTTAGACGTATATAACATGGTAAAGGGCATTCAGCCTATCTGCTTCGAGAACGCTTGCTGGGCTTATATTGTCGGTGCAGCTATCGCAATCAAGAAGGGTGCTAGAAAGGCTTCAGAAGCTGCTGCAGCTATCGGTGAAGGTCTTCAGGCATTCTGTATTCCGGGTTCAGTTGCTGACCAGAGAAAGGTTGGTCTTGGACATGGTAATCTTGGTAAGATGCTTCTTGAAGAAGATACAGAGTGTTTCGCTTTCTTAGCTGGTCACGAATCATTCGCTGCTGCTGAAGGTGCTATTGGTATCGCAGAGAAGGCTAACAAGGTTAGACAGAAACCACTTAGAGTTATTCTTAATGGTCTTGGTAAGGATGCTGCTAAGATTATCTCAAGAATTAACGGATTCACATTCGTTGAGACAGAGATGGATTATGCTACAGGCGAAGTTAAGGAAATCGAAAGAATTGCATATTCTGACGGACTTCGTTCTAAGGTTAACTGCTATGGTGCTAACGATGTAACAGAAGGTGTTGCAATTATGTGGAAGGAGAATGTTGATATCTCTATCACAGGTAACTCAACTAACCCTACAAGATTCCAGCACCCAGTTGCAGGTACATACAAGAAAGAAAGACTTGAAGCTGGCAAGAAGTACTTCTCAGTAGCTTCAGGTGGTGGTACAGGTCGTACACTTCATCCAGATAATATGGCAGCAGGTCCTGCTTCTTATGGTATGACAGATACTATGGGACGTATGCACTCAGATGCACAGTTCGCTGGTTCATCTTCAGTTCCTGCCCATGTAGAAATGATGGGTCTTATCGGTATGGGTAACAACCCAATGGTTGGTGCTACAGTTGCTGTTGCTGTTTCTGTACAGCAGGCTGCTGATGAAGGTAAGTTCTAATTAATCTAATATAGAATAAGCGTTAAACCGCTGTAATCACTGGGATTGCGGCGGTTTTTGCATTATATACGATTAAAATAAATATATTCTGAAAATGTATAAAATAACGTGAATTTATAGACGTAACTAACAAGTAACTAACAGGTAACTAACAGACGTAACTAACACATAACTAACAAAAAACAGACTGCAGTATGTGATAATCAGCAGTCTGTTTTGATATTATATTATGGATTAGGAAGGTCGATTTTAATAAGTTCTTCACGAAGTTGATCTACAGTTCTGTGGGTATATACAGCTTCTGTAACATCTTCTATAACGTGGCCAACGATTATCTTTAATACATATTCGTTCATATTAGCTGCTTTAGCAGCATTGATAAATGTATGTCTTGTATCATGTGGTTTATGCTTCAGGTTAAGCTTCATCATAACTTTATTAAAGCGACCACGATATTTGTCATAAGTAAGATACGTACCTTGTTGTCCATTTTGATCATTAAACAGATAAGCACTATGCATTTGTATGGCTTTATCATAATTCTGTTTAACAAGCTTCTGGATGGCTGGATGAATAGGTATAGTACGATTACGGCCAGCATCAGTTTTCAGACCGCCGGTGAAGGACCAGTTATCTAAATCTATATCAGCTATCTTAAGAATAGCCAGCTCCTGAGGCCTCCAACCGCTGTATATGCCTATTAAAACCATATCAGTGAATGGATATGTTATGTTATCCCACAGCTTCATTATCTCCTCATCAGAGAATGGTACACGCTTTATTTTGGTTTCTCCACGTGATACACTTTCACAAAGGGCTGCATAATCTTTATCAACGATATCATTTTTCAGACAATATCGATACATAAGATTATATAAGCTTTTCATACGTTGTTTGGTAGCTTCACCAACATTAGCATTATGTATTGTTCCTTCAAGATGATTAGCCCGGATATCTTTCATACGCATCTTGTGAAGCGGTTTGGAATGATTAAAAGCACTTATCCAACTTCTTACACCACTTTGAGATATTTTTAAAAAATGTTCAGAGCTCCATTTGTCGTATACTTCTTCAAATGTTATGTTATTGATTTCTATATCATATGGATTTTCATTGTAATTAATAAGAGCAGTAAGAGCTTCCTGTCTTGTGGGAAAATATCCAATAGTCATGTAGAGCTGTTTGGTTTTTCCAGTTTTTTCATCAATATCCCAGCCTTTTGTTTTACGAGCAACCCATGGTTTACGTCTTCTTCCAGATAGCTTATATACGCTACCCATTCCATTAGCTAATTTCATATTATCATTCCTTTCGTTAATCGAAGTTGCACCGGTGTAACTTATTAATTGGTTAAATTAGAGTATAAAAATAACACCTACTTGCAAAAGTGGTGTCAGGAATGATATAATACAGCTTGTTCAGGGCGGTATTATATCATAGGCACAGCTAACTTATGTAAGTATCGTGGTAAAGGCTCTTGTGTTGGTAGCACAAGGGTTTTTATTAACATTATTAAATGTAGAAAAAAGTTATATTTTATCGACTAAAAAGTTGTAAAAAAAGTGAAAAAAAATTGACATTCAACAACCATAATGTTATTATTTGATTGTGGTTCACGTTATGGAATTTAATGCTATAATAGGGTTTACCTAACGGCCAAAAATTCTTGTGAATTGATTAGTTGTAAAGAACATATTTAAATGTTCGTATATATTTTATGAGTTTAGCTAGTGATGTTTTTGGTGTGTACCAAAAAAGGTTCACTAGCTATTCTTCTTTTAATTGAGATTGATAATTTTCCCAATAATCTAGACACATTACACATCGTTTGAAGTAAGTGTTATCTTTAAGTAGTTCAGGTGTTGATTTCAAAAACATATCTTTGCAAAGAGTACGCATAGTATTAATATCAAGTAAATCTATATTGGCTAATATTAAAGCAGGAACTTTCTTAATGTCTTCTTGTTCTTCAATGCCAGCCTTAAGTTCATTAAAATTAGTATAGTGTGGCAATTTGCTAATTGTTTTCTTTACAGATGTGCCAAGTATTAAATCAATTGTGCTGTGCTTATCTACATATACTTTTAAGTGAGAATCTGGTATTAATGTGTAATTTGCTTTTTTAATATATTTATATACAGGCATAAGCAGATTGCAAGGTATAGATTTGAATCGCACAGTACACATTTCTTTAGCAGAAAAATTTTTGTTATCATAAATAATATCCTCAAATATAAGTGCAGTATCAACTAGACCATATCCGTATTTGTTTAGAATGTTATCTCGGTATCCGACAGCAATAGCTAATGGTTTTGAAGATAAATCCATATTATCAAGGTCATCTAATCCAACAATTATTGATTCTGCATTAGCTGAATCAAGGTTTTCATCAACAATTTTTCGAACAATGCGCTTAGTGTCACGAATTCTAATTGGAGATATTCCAGGAACAACTTTGTTAAGTGTACTAAATACTTTTAGATAATTATCTGTTTGTATTTCAGTAACGGGTATTTTTTGCCCGTTAGGAAGAATAATAGTATTTTTGGTTTCAATTAATTTACGTTCCCCTTTTTTAAATGATATAAATACAAAATGTTCGTCAATATTGTCTAGTTGTTCATTTGTAAGACAAGATAAGAAATCTGCTACAATGTTACGAATATTTTCATCGGTGAAAGAATATCCTAAAAATACTATTGGTGACTCAGAAAATAGAGTAAGCATTTTAGCAATAACTAGCTTTCTTGAATCAGTAAATTCTTTATAGTCTTTTTCAGTAATAATGATAGAATCGGCATCAGTGACACATCCATGTATTTTATAAATTTCTGCTGAATTATAACTGTCAGCGGAAAATAATTCATACTGGTGTCTGAAAACAGTGTAATCATTATTAAAAATCTCCTTTTCCAGAAATTGATCATAATTAGTGGTTATGACAGCAGAAACTTTATTTTTTAGGTTTTGGAATAATTCTTTTTCTTTGTTAAGATAATTCGCTGATTTTAATGTTCTTCTTGAGCATTATGGAATAGGATATGTTAGATATAAGCTTGTAAATGGAGACAAGGAATGCCCTCTGGATACAGTGCCTGAGCTTGCAGGGCTTTCAGATGTAGTATGGAATGACAATTTTATTATGGCAGTTCCTATGATGTTTTATAAATCAGCCAGATATAAAGGAAGAGGCAAGAGCATATTTGATGCCAAAATAGATAATTTTGATGCACTAGATGAGGCTTGGTCACAGTGGATGGATGCCTTAAGGAAAAACAGAACAAAGGAATACATTCCAGAAAATATGCTCCCAAGAAATCCGTACACAGGAAAGGTTTTAAAGCCCAATGCCTTTGATAATGCTTATATAAGTACAGAGGCAAGTATGAAAGAGGGACAAACTAATAAAATAGACCTAGTACAGGGTAATATTCCCCACGAAAGCTACCTTGCAACATATATAACAGCATTAGATCTCTGTTTACAAGGTATTATGAGTCCATCAACGCTGGGTATAGATGTTAAGAAGCTGGATAATGCGGAAGCACAGAGAGAAAAGGAAAAAGCAACATTATATAGCAGAAATAACATTGTAGGACAGTTGCAGAAGGTGCTTCCAAAGCTTGTAGATATAGTATTTAAGGCTATGGATACATTTCATAAGACACCAATTAAGGATATAGATATTGATGTGACATTTGGCGAGTATGCGAATCCTAGTTTTGAGAGCCAGGTTGAGACAGTCAGCAAGGCTAAGCAGGGCGGTATTATGAGCATAGAGGCATCTGTTGATGAGCTGTATGGAGATACCAAGGATGATGAATGGAAGCAGGAAGAGATTGCAAGGCTTAAGGCTGAACAGGGTATATCTGATATGGAAGAGCCGGCACTTAATATGCAGGCAGATGGCTTCACAGTTGATGGCGCTGATAACAGTTTCACAGGTTTTGATAACAAGTGAGGTAACTTATGGCACTTAACACAGATTATGACATAGAGAAAGCCTTTAGAGCTATAGAAGATGAGCTGATAGCTTCAATGATACGGAATCTTGACGGCCACAGGGCAGAAGAGACTAAAGAGGGATTTAACTGGACACAATGGCAGGTGGAACAGATAAAGGCGTTGGAGAGATATAAGGCTGAAAACAAAAAGAAGTTTAAAAAGTCATTCAGTAATATCAATGATTCGATAGATGCAATGATATACGCTGCCAGGCAGGCAGGCGGTACAGAGCAGGAACAGAAGATATTAAGGGCAATTAAAAAAGGGCTTAAAGCATCCAAAGTGTCACAGGGCACTGAGGGTGCTTTTTTTAAATTAAATACCAGGAAGTTAGATGCACTTATAAAAGCCACAAAGGCGGATTTTACTAGAGCTGAACATTCTATGTTAAGAATGTCGGAGGATAAATACCGGCAGATAATATTCAATGCTCAGGTGTATGCGAATACGGGTGCAGGAACATATGAGAAAGCAGTTGATATGGCTACAAGAGATTTTCTTAAAGCTGGTATTAACTGTATTGAATATGCGAATGGCAGCAGGCATACAGTAAAAGATTATGCCAGAATGGCTATTCAGACAGCCAGCAAGCGTGCATATCTAACTGGAGAGGGAGAAATGAGACAGTCTTGGGGAATTAGTACAGTTATTATGAATAAGCGTGCTAATGCCTGTCCTAAGTGCCTTCCATTTGTTGGAAAGGTGCTGATAGATGATGTGTGGAGTGGAGGTGATGCAAGTGATGGTAATTATCCGTTAATGTCTTCGGCAATAGCAGCGGGTCTTTACCATCCTTGACGACCTAATTGCAAAGACGTACATACAACATATTTCCCTGAGCTGGATGAAGAGCCAGACAGTAAGTTTACCAAGGAAGAGTTAGAAAAGGTCAATGAAGATTACAAGCAGGACCAGAAGCAGCAATATGCAGGCAGGATGGTTGAGAAGTTTGACAGGTTGGCTAAGTACTCATTAGACCCGGATAATCAGAAAATGTATGCGGCTAGAAAGGAACAGTGGGAGCAAAGTATATTATTTAATGGTAGTTCTGAAAAACATATTGAGGAATTACATAAGAATGATATAATGAATTTATCAGATAAAGAATTACAAGCAGTTACACAATATAAGAGCTTTGAAGCATATATTATAAATGATGTTTTAAGAAATGCAAATGATTTATCAAATTTAAAATCAGAACATAAACAACTTGTAAACAATTTAGATGCAGCACTGTCAAAAATATCAAAATTCAATGGGGATTTAATAAGAACTGTTGATTTTTCTGACAGGAAGGATGAGCAAGATAGAATTAAAGAATTTGTAAGTGAATATGTTGAAGGAACAATAATAACAATTAAACAATACTGGAGTACATCAAAGACAGAAGGATATAATGATTTAGCAAAAATAAAAATTTATATACAAAATACCAAAAATGGGCGAGATATAAGTTCTATTGGCTTAAATGAAAATGAAGTCCTTTATGAGCGAAATAGTAAATTTAAAGTTATTTCAAAAATATTAGTCGGGGAGATTTGGCATATTCTTTTAGAGGAGGCGGATTAAATGAAGTTAACAGCAAGAGAATGGCTTTTACTACCAGAAGCAGAGCAAATGCAAAGAGGAAAAGAACTTTCTCCAGAAGAATGTTTTAAACTTAGGATGGAACTTAGTGAAGTTAATTTTACGGAGGAGGAAAAACAAAAATTAACAAAAGAAGAACGTGAGAGATTTATAAATCCACCGAAGAGAACTGATGAGGAAATAGAAAAAAATAATAGAACAACATTTAAAGTTTTACAGAATTGGAAAATTTTACCTAAAGATATAACATTTGAAGAATGGATAAAAGCAGGTAAACCTCTTAATTATTAATATAGGTGTATTTATATATCAAGTGACGCACTTGGTATAAATGAATATAATGTGGGTAAGATAAGTGATTATGCAGAAATTAAGTATTTACGAGAAAGATATGATAAAGTTGAAGCAGAATATATTACGTTAATAAAAAGAAATGGAGGTAAATTATGCCAGTAAAATATCCAGAAGCCACAGCTGGCTCAATGAATATATGAATGTAGATGAACTTATA